TGAAATATGTCTTGATATTAAAGGATTGCCGTCATGAGTTAAGTTTTCACCAGTAACGCTGTCGTAAAACTTTGCGCAAGCCGGAACCATACGAGTAGCAGAAGTGGACGGCCATTCAACAATAGGTATTCCAATTTCCGCTAACGCTTGCATACTTCGTTGCCAACGGAAAGGGTCACAAGCAACTTCTTTCACTTTGTAGTTTCCGCACATTTCTATAATTGTGTTCTCAACTTCTGCAATATCTACGCGCCAATCATCTCTATCTTCTGGTTGTTTTTCCCACGCTTTGACCAAAAAAACATAAGGTTTTTCTTCTACTGTTACTCCAACAATTACTGAGGCATCACCGCTAAACGAACCATCAAAACCTAAAATAATGTCTTTATCTTTGTAGTCTTGTGGGTCGGCTAATTTATCCCATGTGCCTGCCGGTAGCCATGCTTGTTTAGAAGTTACCCACGCATTAGTTCGTTTTGTACGAAACTCTGCTTCCGGTGTTCTTTTAACTGCGCTTTCAAAATCCTCAATGTCATTTAAATCGCCGAAACCTGGATTACCTAATTTCCAAGTTTTGTCACTTTTATGGTCCGCATCTACTGGTGCTTCCCACCATGACATAAAAAAGGTTGGGTCGTGTATTTCTTTATTAACAATTTTTTTACCATAATTGTAAAGACGATAACAAATTGAATCTTGACCATTTGTGTCAGTTCGAACACCGGCTGTTGTTATAGCCATCAATAAAGCGTTTTCTCTTGCACCGGAACCTAATTGCAATACGTTATAAAGTTCATCATTTGGTGCCGCATGAAGTTCATCGTAAATAACTAATGTTGGCGAAAGTCCTTCTTTTGAGAACGCTTCGCTAGATAGAACCCGATAAATAGAACCGGTACTTGGCACTTCAATAACATCTCTAAATACTTTACATTGGTCACGTAAATCGGGTGAAGCCTCAACCATTTTTTTTGCATCATTAAAAACAATTCGCGCTTGTTTTCCGTCTGCGGCTGCTGAATAAACTTCGCCACCTTTAGGTCCCATAAATAAACCCCATAAAGCAATACCGGAAGATAAAGCACTTTTTCCATTTTTTCTAGCCATGCCGATAAGGGCGTTTCTGTGTTTAAACTTTCCATCTGGTCTTAAAGCAAATAAATGGTTTAATAATTCGTGTTGCCAATCTCTTAAAACAAGTGGGTCGCCTGATTTACCGGCAACAGTATCTTTTGTTTGGATACATAACGCTTCAATAAAATCGCTTACGTCTGGACCAATACTATTTTTTAAATCTTTAGGCGGTACTTGTGTTAACCATTTAGGCGGCCAACTTTTACTGCTCTGATTCACGTTGCGCGGCACGTTCTCTCAATTCTGTTAATTTAGATTGTCGATGAACTTCTGCAACACCAAGTCTACTTCTATCTGTTGGAGTAAACCCTAATAGACTCAAGTTATTTACAATTTCTCTTTCCAATGCTCTTAATGCTTTACGTTCTTCATTACGATTGTCATTCCAAACTCTTGCTCTTAATTTGGAACGTTCATCAACTTGTTCGCAAACCATAACCAATAACTCTAAATCGGTATTAGGTGATATCCAACTTATTCCAGCGCCCCAAATTCTGTCCCACAAATCTCTACCTGGACCGAATAATGGTCTTGATGGGTCCGGAATAAAATTTGCTGCTGCAATAATCGCTATTTTGTTTTTATCGGGTAATGCCCTTTTCCCTGGATTACCTAATTTTCGTTTTCGTTCTATAGGCACAGGAGGGCGACCAACTTGACCGCTCATTAAAACTCCTAACCTGGAACCCAACCTTTATTGAATTCTTTTAAAGCATTTCGTTTGGTTGAACGACCTCTATCAAAGAGTCTTTCGACTTCTTCTAATTCCATTCCTAATCGTTCAGAAATTTCTTCATCACTTAAGTTTAACGCTTTTAATTCATGAATGATATCTGCCATTTTTACAACGTAATGATTACCTCTTGCACGATTATGTCTTATTGTTGCTAATCGCGATAATGCTGGGTCAAGTTTTGTTAACGTTACAACAGGAATTAAACCATTAGTAAGTTTTTGAATTTCTTTATCTTTTAATCCAAGTGTCCATCTATGAAATCCGTCCACAATTGTTTTATCTTGACTTATAACAATTGGTTGAGTCCACCCGTTTTCTAAAATAGATATTTTTAATAAAGCCATTTCTGGTGGCGCAACATGATTAGGGTTGTAATCGTTAGCCGTTAATGTTTTTGGGTCTACCCATTCCAAATTATTTAAAGGTTGGTTATGTTCGCTCATGTTTTACTCTCCACGTTGCTATCTAGTGTTGGTTGTATTTCCCATAATTTATCTTCATCTTTAATTTTTTGTAATTCGTTTTCATATTTTTTTAACATTTTTGGATAATCTGGGTGTTCAAAACTTATTGCAACAGCGTTCAAACTACGGCGACCTTTATAATCTCCGCGCATAGCTATAGAAGCCAAATATTTCCATGACACACCACTTCTTGGGTGTCTTGCATCTACAAGGATTGGTAAGTCACCAGTCATTTTGTAATGCATATCTATCATGCCCATAACATTTTTTACTACTTCCGCTTTAGCACTTCGTTCACCATTGCGTTGTCCCGCTTTGTCACTCTTAGGCATATCGAATCTAACACGCGCTTTTGTTGCTGGTTGTTTTTCCAATAACTCGCGGATATAGGAAGCCCAAGTTTTACCAAAAGGTTTTTCCATTCCGCCACCAAAACCATAAAGTTCTGTATTTGAATACCTTGCGGCTGTCGCAACACCTGGGGCGCGGGCAATCATTTTGTCCCAAATTTGTGGGAACGCTTCTTTAAAGACCCAAAGTTTTTGCATTGGTTCTTCACCGAAAGGTGGGGCGCATCTTTGTGCGTGTGCGGGTATACCGAGCATTTCTAAATTATCGTAGGCATGGTTGTAATCCCAATTATAAATTGCGGGGGCTGTCCATACGTCTTCTGTTTGCCAATCGTAAATTGGGTAGCCTTTATATATTCCGTCAGTTAATTTGATTATGTAATTATCTTCTAAACGATTTGTAACTGCCGCTTGTCGCATTAAAGACTCTTGTGCGCGGATACCTAATAAATAAATAGATGAACCGCTTCGATTATCGATTAAATGATTTATTTCGGGCCACGCTGGTCTTTGGTGTGGTTCCAAGTTTTCCAAGAAAGGTAAAGATATTATGGCTTTATCGGGTAATGGTCGAACCCATTTGTGTTCATCTTCCGGACCCCACGGATACCAAAATGGTTCTTTACTTGAACAAGCATTTCTGCATTGAAGTGCAACGCAATACCATTCTAAATTAACTCTTGGGTCTTTTTGAACTCTTGTAACATATTCAACTGTTTCAAGTGGAATACATTCTTCATCATAAAATATTGCTCTTAGAGGCAGTCGACCACGTCTCTCGGCCACCTCTAAGGCAGTATTCAACACCGCTGTTGAATCTTTACCACCAGAAAACGAAACTGTGACATTATCAAAAATATCAAAAATTCGTTCAAGTCTTTCAATCGTTAAATCATAAACAGATTTATCAACTTGTTGGTTCCGGTAGTGTCGGGCCATTATGCTAGAACTTTATCTTTCTTATCAAGTATTTTTGCTTCTTTTTGTTTAACTACTGAAACAATATAAGTGATACCGCCAGATAAAGCGATTGTTAATAATGAACCGGCAACAATAAAGTGCCAATCTTTTGTAGCGTTTCCGTAACCTAATAACGGAACACCGACACAAAGCGCGGCAAGGATTCCATAGAACACGCCACTTTCGTGAACGTACTTAGCCCACATCAACATTAAAACTGTTGGGATAAGTGTTGAGGCTCGCATGGTTCCAAAAAACATTTGGAATTGCCATATTTGTAATCCTGGGATTAACGCCAATGGAATTGCCAATACTGTTATACAAATCATTCCGATTCTAGCGTTTCTAACAATATGTGTTTGGTTTGTTGATTGTGTTAAATCGTGACCAAACAAAGAAGCGATAGCGCATAAATGACTATCAAGTGTTGAAACTAATCCCGCTAAAATAAAGAACAAAAATGGGATAACTGTCCAAGTTGGTAAAAATGTTTGGATAGCCATTAGGTTTGTTAATTGTTTGTTCTCAATTTGTAATCCGGTTCCTGCTGCAGCAAAACCAAGAATAGACATTGTTATTGGAACAATTGAAAATATTAAACCACCAGCAATAAACGCTTTTTTAACTTGTGATGGTTTTGTGGACCATGCGCGTTGCCAAAATGTTTGGTCGCCAAAAGGTCCAGATATCAAACCAATTGAAAGTGCTAGTCCATAAGTTAGGA